AGATTTTTTCTCGTACCGCATCTTTCGAGAGCCACTCATCCACGTGTGGTTCTTTAGCGAAGGACGTTAAATCTTTTCTTGGTGCCTGTCCCTCCGACGTTATCGAAGAGGTTATGGCATTTCAATCCATCAAGAAGCTCCTCCCGCAATCTTGCATGTGTATGCAAAAGGGGATGCTTGATGACCTTGAGAAGAAGCTTAGCGTCCGACGCTCACTCCCTGAGGGCTACCTCGACTTTTGTCGACGTGAAGCCCGTAAGTTCTTTTCTAAAGGGTGGGATTCGTCCTACCCGTCTCATTGTTTTACCGTTACTCCGCCTGTCAAATCATGTATCGAAGCTAAGCGTTCCCTTGGAGGGACAGCTTCACTTGATCTAAGTCACGTTGATTTCATCAACGCTGTTACGGGTGTGTGTGACATCTCGGAGGAGCAGGTTGAGGCGGAACTACTTGTTGTTCAGTCTGCAGGGAAGCCTAGGGCTCTTGCAAAATTTTCTGCTGAACAGTTAGTGGTGAAGCCCGTCCACAAAGCTTTGTATGATCGTATCTCGCGTGCGCCCTGGCTATTGAGGGGTGACGTCACAGATGCAAAGCTGCGGTCGGCGGGTTTCTCGCCTGAGAGGGGGGTTTTGACGTCCGGGGACTACAAGGGGGCAACCGATCAGTTGACGATCGAAGTAGCTGAAGTTATCCTTCAGGCTGCTCTCGAGAACTCTTTACACATCCCGGAGGGGGTAAAAGTTCGAGCAATGTCTACTCTTCGTCCTTTAGCTTACGAGCTGAAGGAGTTGCCACTCTTGGAGTCCCTGGTTCTAGCAGCTAATGGTGAAGAAGCACCTAGGGTTCGGGAATTCTATGTCAAGTCTGGTCAGATGATGGGAAGCTACCTTAGCTTCCCCTTACTCTGTTTCCAAAATTTTCTTGGCCTCCGTTGGGCCGTCAAGCAGAGCAAGTCAACACACTCTCGTGTGCCTTTGTTGATCAACGGAGATGACATATTATTCCAGTCCAGTCGCGAGTTTTCGGACCACTGGATGAACACTGTGGGCGCTTTAGGGCTCGAGGTGGAGAAGACAAAAACTTCGGTGTCTTCCGACTACGGGACCCTCAATAGCACATTAGTTGCTTGGCGTCATGGACGACTCGTTGTGATTCCAACGCTCCGCTTTGGTATGTTAAGGGCTTGTGAAGATGTGAGTAGCCTAGGCCGCTCTTTCTCCAGTTTTGCCCTGTCGCAAACCGATCCGGACATCAAATGGAAAGCCGCAAAGGTGTTCTTTCGAGCACACATTAGCTCCCTTCGGGGAGTTAGGCTGACATTAGATGAGATGGGATTTCGCGGGTCGTTGGCCTTCCGATTATCACGTATTTTCTCCATTCGCTTCTACGACTCGACAATCTTAACCGCACCTCGTGCGCCTTGTCCACATAACGTTCGCCTCCCTCCGGAGACTTGCGTGCGTGTGGATCGGGGCTCACTTAGTTCGGAGATACGAGAGTTAAACTCTCGAATGATGTCGTCGTGGCGATGGGGTCATACGTATCAGCCTGTCTCTGAGGGTATTCGTTACGCCCTTGCACTTTCATCGATAAGACGTCCTCCGACGTCTTTAGAGATGATGCATTGGGGCTATAGCGGTAGATACCCGGCCGTCGAGACAAACCGTATGGGAAGGAAGAGGATGAGGCGGGCTGCAGAGCCGGCCACGGACTTAGTCTTTCAAGATGCACTGGTATCCCAGGAGCATAACTATGAGCCGTTGCCTGCTTATGCAGAGGTTGAGGTGACGTTCCGACGGGAGTGGAACGAGGGGAAGAAGAGCTTGGCGCGTACAGACGCCGCACCAGCTGAAGCGTTCGGGGAGATGAGTCTCCCTGCGATATATGATGCTAACAAAAGAAAATAGTATGTCGTATGGACTGGGTCCGTCAGGTGTAGGAGTAATGACTACCTCCAGCTGGCAGGATTTATGAAAGGTAATAGTAACGAGCGTGTAGGGAAGACCCCTTCTTGGGCCCTGAGGGCACAAAACTGATAGGTGCTGTTCAGCGGGCTACGTAACTTCGTGTTACGGCGACGCCACTGTTTTCAGGCCTGGGTTGAATCAACACCGGAATGTATTGTTAGGCGAGGTGCAACGGGCTACGATGAGTTAAGGGAAGATCCCGGGCTTCGGCCTACTCATCGGTCACGCCATTGTTTTCCAACCCATCTGACGCAACGGTGCTCTGAACGAGAAGGGAGTGATACCGAGGTGAGATTATTACTGGAAGTAAATTCGTCCCACGCTGCAAACCCCGCGACTAATCATCGGGGTCGAAGCCGGACTGAGAGAAAGTATGACATAGGAAAATATGGAGTTAGTATTATTGGTTAGTAAAGGCTCAAGAGCCAG